GTGCAGTTGCGTCAGCGCGCCATCGATGCTGCCAACTCCATCCCCGGATTTGATGAGTCCGCCGTGCAAAGCAAGTGACGCAGGGAATGACAGCGATGAAGATTTACAGTCTGATGTAGAAACCGCTCAATGCCTGCGCCAGCTCCGTTTGGATAAGTATCGCTGGCAGGCGTACTATCGGGCGGTGAGTAAGTAACAGGCATAGCACATGAAATAAGTGGCCTTAAGTGAACAAAAAATCTGAAAACAAGACATTCAAGCTTTCAGCATCGAAATGTTTGTATCTAATTCAGGGGTTGTCATGCACTATAGGATCTCAAACCACTCTTAACTAAGTAGCCACTCATGACAGTAAACTTACTACCACAACTACCATGCGGTTATCGTTACGGCATTGAGCGCTCGATCCGGCCCCAGACTGGTGCGGAATTTTTTCCGCCACAAGGGTGTGTTATCAAATCTGTTAACTTTGGGGATGGTGTGGTTATTTGTGTGCCCATCCAATGGTACATTAAACAATTAGATTTATGGGTCACTGTCTAAGGAACCATCGAATAATATGTTAGTTACCAGCCTCGTTAGGGCGAACTGATAATTGCTCTCAAAAGACCAGCATAGAAGCCTGTTGCTCTGGTTGAATGTTCCGGCAAGTTGAAAATGATTGGTTCAATGAGCTCTTTCGATATTTAAATGCTATCGATAACTTAAATGAAGCTATCATCACGTTATCACTGCCAGCCAACACCGAAACGGCAGTGGTCAGTTAAAAAGCAGAAAAGCCTCTCTTGGGTGGCTCCTGAGAGATTTTAGTTTTCTAACTGGTACTAACCAAAGGTCGCATATCTATGCGGCCTTTTTTTTAGCCGGTTTCATGGCTTGAGGACATCCTGGACGAGAATATGTGACAAAACCAATCAGGGGAAACAGGAATGCCCTGTGAGCGGATTTACGAATCGGTGCGAACGTCTATCCCCTCTAAGGGATAAAAAAACGATATCCCTTTTAAGAGATAATGAGGAGAAGCAACTTGAAAACGTTGAAAGTCACTATTACAAACCTTCAACAGATTAATGATGGCATTGTCTGTGGGGTCAAAGTCAGATTTAAAGTCATTCAGTCTGGTTGCGTGCTGGTCGAGAAGGTTATATCAGGCAAGGCTACCGCTCCGTTTACCTTATCTTATGATGTCAATGCGAATGATGAATCTCTGGTGGTGGAACATGATCGCCCAGACCTGCAGGAGCTTGTAGTCTCAGCGGCAATTTCCTCTGCAGAGTGTTATAAACCGGATAATACCCTGACCTCTGTCAGTGCTTGGAGCATTCAAACGCAGGGTAAGATATACGCTTCAGGTATGCAGCCAAACATTGATGAGGTATTCAAACGGTTAGATGCTGCTGAGGCACTACTACACTTTATGGACTGTAAGATTGCGGAACTACAATTAAGATATCGAAATAAATAATAGATCGGCAGACAGCCTGTAACCGTCTGCCATAGCTATTAAGGTCGGTTATGGATATGTTGGATTTGCTTTAGCATCTCCAAGTTTTTCTGGTTGTATTCATCATCAATCTGCGAAAGTTGATGTATTACGACACTCTTCATATCCTGATCAAGGCAAACAAACATAGTTGCCAGAAGACCTTTGAGAGCTCTTATTTCTTTTGCTGCAGACTCCAGAGTTGAGCAATCCACCTCGATGTTATATTTAATTTCTTCTTCCATTTTAAAGTTCCTTAAGCAGAGCTAATCAGCCATTCCTCTGCAAGTACAATATTTAACTGTGTCCCACCACAGATAGGCTGAGCCGCAACCTTACACTCTGAGCTTTCACAGTAACACCCTGATATTTAACCAGTAGCCTCGCATCTGCGGGGCTTTTTTATTCGCAAAAGGTAACGCGATGAAGAACTTAAAAATTGCATACGTAGACGAGAAGCTGGTGGCGATTGAGTGTGACGGATTGTCATGCTCATCGCTGCCCGTTTCAGAGTTTCCCATCGACAGTGCCGCTTTAACTCTTCTCCCTCAACTCATGCTCGAGGATGTTTATGCCGCCACGAGCTAAACGACCTTGCCGGCACAGAGGATGCACGGCTGTGACCAATGATGTCGGAGGATACTGTGAGATGCATAGGCAGCAACACGCTGGTGATGGCTGGCGTAACTATCAGCCCGGAAAAACTCGGCAGGAACGTGGTTATGGTCGACCGTGGGAAATTAAACGGGCCCGTATCATGAAGAGGGATAAATACCTTTGTCAGAACTGCAGGCGAGACGGTATTGCCACGAAAGCCTCAAGTGTCGACCACATCATTCCTAAAGCTCATGGCGGTACCGATGATGACTTTAATCTGGAGTCAT